GCTGAGTTTAATCTGGAAGCCAAAGACTTCCCCCACATGCGGACGAGCCACTCGTTTGGGTTTCGTGGGCTTGGGTTACAGTCCCAAGACGTGATGAACAAAGAAGACTACGACAACATCGGGCGCGAGATTGGTTTGACCTTCGAGGGCAAGATACGGACGAACCTTGAGGACGGCATGTCGCTGCCCACGCTCGGAGGATCGGGGTCCAAGTACCTACAGCTTGAGAACCGAGCTCGGCTACGCATGATTGATTTGGACACGGAGTTCAATCAGGAGGGCGACAGGGATTTGTTCTTTCCCAAGCTGGAGCAGTTATCCAAGCAGCTTATTGAGTACAAGGCTGCGACCAGCAAGTACGACTATGTGGATATGATCGAGAAGTACATCACGCTGGGGATCCCACCGAACCTCGACTATTTGTTTATCGACGAGGCTCAAGACTTCACCCCATTGCAGTGGCGCATGGCGGAGAAGATAGCGGAGAAGTCAGAGAAGGTTTATATTGCTGGGGATGATGATCAGGCCATTCACAGGTGGACGGGCGTTGATGTTAAGGAGTTTAACAAAAGCTCGAGTAACGTCAAAGTTTTGGCTCAAAGCTATCGCATTCCAAGATCGGTTCACGCGCTGGCAAAGACAATCGCCCAGCGGATTGATGATCGGCACGTCAAACAATTTAAGGCTCGAGACGAAGAGGGTAACGTCGAATACGTTTATCATCTGGAGGACGTTCCGCTGCACGAGGGATCGTGGACCATCATGGCTCGAACTAACGGATATGTTTACGAGTTAGCCAAGCATGTTCGAAAGGCTGGGTTTAAGTATTCAATCAAGGGCAGGCCGAGCATACCGCTTGAACTGGTGGCGAACTTGGGCACTTGGAACGACCTATGTGCTGGTAAAAGCGTGGGGCTGCAACGCATCAAGGACCTCTATTCGGCGGTGCCAAAGCAGGGAAAGAACGCTGTAGTCAAACGTGGTTCGACGCAGATGCTAGACGTACTTGCTCCGGACGCTGAACTGGACATAGAAATCTTGCAGCTTCAGTACGGGTTGTTGGCTGGGCCAGAGCAGAGCGCCTATGAGGTGATGCGCGTGGGCCGAGACGATCAGGATTACATTGACGCCATGGCTCGAAGAGGCGATGATTTGATGTCGGAGCCTCGGATCAAGTTGTCCACATTCCACGCAATGAAGGGCGGGGAGGATGACAACTGCGTTGTGTACACGATGTCGACGGCGGCGTGTGTAAACAGCGATCACCCGGACGATGAGCATCGAGCGTTTTACGTTGGCGTAACCAGAGCGCGTCACACGTTATACATTCTTCAGAGCAACTATAAGTACAGGTACACGATATGACCAATGAGCAAGATCGCTTTGATTTTATCGAAGCTGAAATCGAACGAGCCTACGTCCATGCGAACGATGAGTGGAAACAGGAATACTACGACAACGCAGCAAAGTATTTGTCCGAGCATGAGTTTGTTGAGGGCGGAAAGATTTGTGCGTTTTGTAGGTCGCAAGGGATGAAAGACCCTCACCATCATAATGTTTGGGGGGCTATGATGGCATCTCTGCGAAAGTTAGGGTGGGTTGAGAAGGTGGGAATGGTACGTCCTACCACACGCCACACACATATTGACAAGGTGTGTCAATGGAAAAGCAACCTGTTTAGAGGATAACGACATGAAGAGAGATGAAGTTTTAGATGAGGCAAAGGAACTGATCAATGGTCCGAGGGCCACGGATTATGGTGACGCATACGACAACCACTCTCGGATCGCCACCGGATGGAATGTAATTATTAGTGGGGCGATGAAGAGCCACGGTCATGTGACCCCGGCGCATGTTGCGTTAATGATGGACTGGGTAAAGAGTGCACGTCTTATCGAGAGTATAGATCACGAGGATTCGTGGATAGACAAGGCTGGTTACAGTGCCTTGGGGGCGGAGCACACGGATCGGGACAAGAGCAGTATTTCGGATATCATAGATAGAATGCGAACAAAGAATGCAAAATAACTTATTCGGCAGTGCGCTGCACCACCAGATTAAAAACGAGTTGGATCTGATCGATGCCGACTGGAACATTCCACCGGAGTATCCCGATCTTACGGGTTACAAAGAAGTGGCTGTGGATCTGGAGACATATGATCCCAACATCAAAACCTTGGGTCCGGGCTGGGCTCGCAAGGACGGGCACATCATAGGGATTGCTGTGGCAGCGGGGGAGTACAAAGGTTACTTCCCGATCCGTCATGAAAACTCCCACAACCTCGATCCCAAGTTTACCATGCGATGGCTCAAGAAACAGATGTCCGTGCCCGACATGAATGTAATCATGCACAACGCGACCTACGATGCGGGATGGATGAGAGCCGAGGGCGTAGAAATTAAGGGTCGGATTATTGACACGATGATTACTGGCGCGTTGGTCAATGAGAACCGTTGGTCCTTTGGCCTCGATGCTATGGCTCGGGACTTTGTTGCTCTGCGCAAGAACGAGAAGCTGCTGCAAGCTGCCGCCAAGGAATGGGGCGTGGATCCCAAGGCAGAGATGTACAAGCTGCCGCCTAAATATGTGGGGGCCTATGCCGAGCAGGATGCAGTGGCTACGCTTAAACTGTGGCAGGCTTTGAAAGTTGAGCTCGAGGATCAGGAACTCTGGCATATCTGGGACATCGAAAACGGTTTGATTCCTTGTATGTTGGACATGCGAACCCAAGGGGTGCGGGTGGATCTGGACAAGGCCGAGCAGAATAAGAAGCTGATCCGTAAACAATCCAAACTGCTGCGCGGCAAGATTGAAAAGGAAGCTGGCATGGAGGTGGACATCTGGGCGTCTGCTTCAATCCAGAAGATGTTCGATAAGCTGGGCATGGAATACCCAAGGACCGAGATCAAAGAAAACGAGGAGACTGGGAAAACCACAGGCGGAGCTCCGTCGTTTACCAAGGCGTGGTTGAACAACCATCCAGCAGAAGTATGCCAGCAGTTGGTTAAACTAAGGGAATTTGACAAGGCCGACGCCACCTTTATCGACAGCATCCTGCGGCACGAGCACAACGGACGCATTCATACGGAACTGCACTCCACCCGCAGGGACGAGGGCGGTACGGTAACGGGGCGGTTTTCGTCCTCAAACCCTAACCTCCAGCAAATCCCGGCTCGGGATCCGGATATTAAGAAGATGATCCGCGGATTGTTTATTCCGGAAGAGGGAATGAAATGGGGGTCGTTTGACTACTCGAGCCAAGAACCGCGGCTCTTGGTACACTTTGCAGCGAGCGTTCCGTCTGCGCTGCGCAGTCATGTGGTTGATAATGTGGTGGACGAATTTAACAGTGGGGACGTGGATCTGCACCAGATGGTAGCGGATCTTGCTGGGATTACGCGCAAGCAAGCCAAGACGGTAAACCTTGGGATTATGTACGGCATGGGCGTAGCCAAGCTGGCAGATCAGTTGGGTATTCCTGCGGGGGACGCCAAGGATTTAATCAAGCGGCACCGCAGTAAGGTTCCGTTTGTAAAGCAGCTTGCGGATATGGCTACCAAGCAGGCGGACAAAAACGGTCAGATACGCACTCTGCTGGGCCGTAAGTGCAGGTTTCATCTTTGGGAACCCCTGAAGTTCGGAGTAGGCAAACCCCTCCCTCACGAGGAAGCTCTGAAGGAGTACGGCAAGGATATTAAGAGGGCATTTACTTACAAGGCTCTTAACCGTTTGATCCAAGGATCAGCGGCAGACCAAACCAAGAAGGCGATGCTCGATTGCTACAACGAGGGACTTACTCCTATGCTCACGGTTCATGATGAGTTATGCTTTAACATAGAGAGCCAAGAGCAAACGGCTAGGATTAAGGAGATCATGGAGACAGGTGTGCCGCTCAAGGTTCCTTCGAAGATAGACGTAGACATTAAGGAAGATTGGGGAGAAATCGAATGATCGATCCGAACATTGGAAAGACACTTGGACTAAAAGACATGCACCCTGTTCAGGTAGAGGCACTGATGGACTTTGTGGGCATGGCCCTAAATCTGTCGGCTATCTCTGGGGACGATGAAATCATCCAAGAAACAGAGACCATCGCAGACGAACTGGTCCGTCTGTTTGGAGGCTCTGGTATTAAGGTGACTATCGAGACGCTGTAGCGATCTCCATATTCCGGGCGACATCGATAGGGTTGTCGCCTAATAAACTTGGGGACAACTTAGCTTGACCCGTTGGAACGGCGGGAGCAGGCTGCGGAGCTCGACCTTCAAGTAACATCGAAGGAAGGTTCGGATCAAACACTGGCACGTCACTCGGTTGATTGAGTGGAGTTGAAGGAAGGTTCGGATCAAACACTGGGGTTGAAGATGTGGGAGCCGATGGAGCTTCGTAACGTAACGGCTGATCAGTGCGATCCTGTGACATCTGATTGAATGTGTCGAAGTACAACGTCTCCTCTTCAAATACACGGCCCTCTGCCTGACGCAGCCTGTTTATTTCTTTTGCCAGTTCAGATGTCGCCTCGCCCGGTTCAAACCGACCGTCGATAATTGCGTTGGCTTCGCGCTTACCCAGCTTGGCACCGTTAATTAGGTTGCGGCGGATATCATCATCGGACAGACCCAAGGTCCGAGCAGCTTGTACATCGGCGTATAGCTTGCTTTGCTCACGGTACAGGTTGTCTAGGTATGTGGACCACGCTTCGTTCATTTCGTCCAACGAAGCGTCGGCACGTTTCAAAACTGCGCCTGCTCCAGACTTAGCGTCTGTTCGCCGGGTTCCGTATTCGACGCCTTTAAAAGAAAAGTCGTTCTGCGTGTCCATTCGCATGGGAGTAAACCCTGTGACCAGACGAGCGCCTTCTTTAAACGCGTTGTATTGTTCGCCTCGAGGACCAGAGGTTCCGGTTAAAGCACGGTTTAATCTACCGGGCTCAAACTTTCCGCCTCGAACCTCGACCCCAAGTTCCGCATAGGCTGGGATAATTCCACCGAAGATATGCGTTACGCCTTTGGAAACCTTGGTTCCGATGTCATCAGTATCACGGTAAACAAAAGCTCCGGTGGGGGATCTACCACCGCGTCCTACACCAAACCCGCCGATGCCGCTGGAAGGAAGCACATCCCGAAGTCTTTCGTAGATCATAGATTCCTCACCAAACGGTTCGGCAAACATTTCCAAGCCTCGGAACGCGCCTTCCGCAATCTGCTGCGCCTCGTTCTTTCCAAGTTTACCAGCTTGATGATACCGTTGAAGAGCCGCTTTGGCTGGATCAAGGACAAAGGCATACGGGCTAACGTAGCTCAGATCGATGTAGTCGATCTTGCCCTTCTTGTCGTTGTCAAGAATTACAAAGTCATGCCCGTCTAAATACTCAGGAACTTGTGAGCGAAGCGCGTCCATCTCTTCTTGCGTGGTGCCCGTCGCCATCATCGAGGCTCGGGTCATACTCTGCGGTATGATAGTAGCTACGGAGATGTATGATGCCACACGTTGCGCACCCATGCCACGGATTTGTTTTTCGAGGGCCGCGGACTGTGCTTCTCCGAGCTCCTTACGAATAGCTGGGCTAATCTCAAAGGACATTTCTTTGAGCCCACGGTTTACGGTGTTGACAGAGTTTCTGATGTTTTCCGATGCAAAGGATACGAAGTTACCAAAGAGTGGCACCGCATCCAAAGCACGAACCGCTTTACCTACGCGTGGGTAGATAGGCATTGTGTCTTTGACTACTTCGGCAGCGTAAAGATCCATCCATTCCAGACCTTTAGACTTGTTTACTAAACTTTCGCCTCGAAGGGCTAATCCGTTTTCTTTCAACGCCTCTAAAACTTTAGGGCTGTTATCTGGAATCTCCGCCGCTCGCATAGCGTTCATTAGTTTGTCTTGTTCGGCTAAGAGCGCCACCCCTTTGAAGAACGAGTCCGAGTTAGTGTACAGGTTCTCAAAGAATTGCATGAATGGAAGGCGGTCAACAATCGAATCCACCCCGGCTTGTAACTTCCCAGCGAATCTAAGATCTTTCCCTGCTTCTTTGTACGTCTTTAATGCTTTTGTAACTAAGCTGGTGTCTTCGACGCCTGTTAGAGCAATAACCCGAGCCATCCGATTTAAACCCTGTTCGTCTAGCCGATCCAAGTTTGATGTAAACAGCTTGAATACGTCGGAAAAGTTCGTCTCTCGCCCTGTGTTTGCGTTGCCTGCCAGCATACCCATGTTGCCAGCGATGTTGCGGACCTGCGCTCCGGGGTTCGGAACAATGGTCATCTTCTGGGACAAAGACCGAGCGTAGGACATAATCCCCGCTGCCTCGCCCAAGAATCCAGAGTTTAGGCGCAAAGGTGCGGTAAGCGCGGAGTAGGTTTCAGGAGCTACAAACGTGCCAGTTAGATTACCATAGGTTCCG